CGCCTTTGCGCGCCAGAAGGATGCCGAGACTACCACCATGTATTTTCAGCCTGGAGTTGAGTAAGTGGCGCGCTTCAAGAGCCTGCAGCTATTCGGAGACTCTACCCTTGTGGATGTCGCCTCCTCCACGGCGCAGCGCCGGGTGAACTGCTTCTTTTACCCGAAGAAGGACAAGGACAAGACAGCCTATTCCGTCTATGGGACACCGGGCCTGGTGAAGTTCGTCTCGCTGCCCGGCGTCTCGGTGCGCTCGCTCTATGCAGCCTCAACCGGTCTTGCCATGTTTGCCGCCTCCGGCAACGGCCTTTATTCGATCAACGCGGCAGGAGCCTCCACGCTGATTGGCACCATCAACGCATCGTCGGCGGCTGTTGCCATGATCGACAACGGCACGCAGCTTCTCGTTCTGGATGGCACGCATGGCTACACCTATCCCCTTTCGGGCGGATCGCTCACGACAATCGGCAGTGCCAACTTTCCGCAGAACGCAACCTCCTGCGTGTTCAACGATTCCTATTTCCTGGTCAACAACCCGGCAGTCAATGGCGAGTTCCAGAAATCGGCAGCAAGCGACGGAACCACCTGGAGCGCAACTGACCTTGGAATTGCTCAGTCTAACCCCGATCCTCTGGTCCGCGTGGCTGTCCTGCACGGTCTCATTGTGCTGTTCGGCGCTTTGTCTATTGAATTCTGGCAGGACTTCGGAACAGCCGGGTTCCCCTACGGACCGATAGTATCAGGCACGCAAGACGTGGGACTGGTTGCGGTCAACTCGCCATCCTATTTCATGAACTCGATTGCCTTTCTCGGGCGCACCAAGGATGGCCTGTATCGAGTGTTCATGCTGGATGGCTTTGACCCGAAGCCGATCTCAACTCCGGATATTGACGACATCATTGAAGACATTGCACTGGGCGGAACCACCATTGCCGATGCGCAGGGGCTCACCTATGCGGTGCGCGGCCATTACTTCTATCAGTTGACCTTCCCGACCGCAAACCGCTCGTTTCTCTACGATGGCACGGCGCAACTGTGGAGCGAAGCGCAGTCGGGAATCTCCGATGCGCCGATTCGTCACCTCGGAGCCTGCGCAGCATCGTTTCAGAACAATACCTACATGGGATCATCGAAGACCGGCACTATCTATCAAGTCAACGATGAAGTGGCAACCGAAGACGGCGCGGCCATTCAGCGGCTGCTGCAGACGCGGCACGTCTTTGACGATGAAAACATGATCGGGATTTCCGACATCGTGCTGGATATGGAGACCGGAGTTGGACTGCAGTCCGGGCAGGGCTCCAATCCGCAGATCATGCTGCAGGTGTCCAGGGACTACGGGCGCACCTTCGGCAACGAGCGCTGGACTTCCATCGGCGCAGTGGGTCAATACATCGGGCCGCGTCCGACCTGGCGGCGCATCGGCGCGGGGCGCGATTTCGTCTTCAAGTGGAAGATGACCGATCCGGTGCCCTTTGTGATCAATAACGGAGCCTACACACCGCGGCAGGGTACGGGCTGATGGTTGCCAAGGTCTCCCAGATTGACAAGCCGACTCCTGGCGTCATCGTGACGCAGAAAGGACTGCCGGTGACGTGGTTCGCCTCCTGGCTGCAGCAAGCCTATCGAATCCTTTTCAATGCGCAACTGGTTGATACAACGGCCAACCGTCCCACCGCGGGACTCTACGCTGGCCAGCAATATTTCGATTCAACGCTCGGCAAGCCGATTTGGAGAAATGCGGCCAACTCCGGATGGGTGGACGCCACAGGCGGGGCGGTATGAACGAGCTTTTGAGCCTGCGTATCCCCTCGCGCGAACAGATTGAGCATCTGCAGTCTGCCATGCTCGAACTTCCGCAGGTGGAACTGCCGACGCGTCACTATTTCGCCGATGGGATGTATCTGCGGGAAGTGGAACGGGCCGCGGGCACCCTCATCGTGGGCAAGGTACACAGGCGCGAGCATTTCTACATCGTCACCCGCGGCTGCATCATCGTGTGGACCGAAACCGGCATGCGGCATATCAAAGCCGGGGAAATCATCGTCTCGAAGCCTGGAACCAAGCGCGCAACGCTTGCTGAGACCGACTCAACGGCAATCACCGTGCATCGTGTCGGCGCAAGGCTGTGTGATGAAAAGCATCTCGAGAGAATCGAGACAAAGCTAGTGGAGCCGGATCGTGCAGCGGTTTTTGACTGCCGCAACCGGCTTATTGCCGGTGCAGGAATGAAGGAACTACCGCTATGACTTGGATGGCAGCAGCAACCATAGCCGCAGGTGCGCTCGGTGCGGGCGCTTCGATCTACGGCGGGCAGCAGGCGGGCGCTGCCTCGAAAGCGGCTTCACAGCAGGCCGCAGCGGGTCAAGAAGCCGCGGCGCAGGGTCAGATCCTGCAGCAGCAGCAGACGCAGCAGCAGATGCAGCCCTACACCGCGCTCGGTCGTGCCGGTACTGGTGAACTCGGCTATCTGATGGGCCTGCCCGGTTACGGGAGCGCGACGCAGAATCCCTCCACGCAGCAGGCCAATTTGCCGCTGAACCCGGCGACCGGACAGCCCTTCACGATGGCCGATTTCGTGGCCTCGGTGAATCGCATGGCACCAGGGCATACCGGGAACGTCGGGGATGCGCAAACCCTCTACGGTTGGTATACCTCCGGGCAATTGGGCGGGGCGGGGCTGAATCAAGTGATGGGCCTGCCTGCGGGCACGGTCAAGGATGTCCAGCAAGGCGCACCGGGCGGCGCTGCGGGCGGTCCGGGAGCAGCAGGCGCACCGGGGGCTGCGCAGCCGGGGGGCGGCTTTGGGAGCCTCATGCAGCCGTTCACCCCGAAGGACTTGCAGAACACTCCAGGCTATCAGTTCCAGCTGCAGCAGGGCATGGAAGCGCTGCAGAACAAGGCAGCAGCGGGCGGCACGCTCGCATCACCGAACACGCAGAAGGCACTGGCCGACTATGCCGAAGGTCTTGCCGGGACCACCTACAACACGGCTTTCCAGCAGAACATGCAGCAGAAGCAGCAAGAATTTAATCAACTGATGGGCGTGACGCAACTAGGTGCGCAGACCACTGGACAGGTTGCCGGTCTCGGCGGGCAAGCCCAAGGCAACATCGGCGGGGCGCAAATCGGCATGGCGAACGCAGCCGCGGGCGGAATTCTCGGACAGGCGCAAGCCAATCAGCAGATGTACCAGAACCTTGCCGCTACTCCGGGTCTGATGGCTTCGTTCTATAACAAACTGCCGGGTCAAACTCCTGATCCTGAGGTAAGCGTTGCTTCTGTCTACGGAGCCACATGATGGCGCTGCCCGGTCCGAATGTTCCGAATTACACGCTGCAGCAAGCCGATATTTTCGGCGGCATGGGCAAGGGCTTCGAACTCGGCGAAGCCTTCCGCAAGTCGCAGGACGATGCGCAGGTGCGCAGCATCATGCAGTCATCCGACCTTTCCACCCCGGAAGGACAGACCGCAGCGGCGCAGAAGGTCAGTGCCTACAATCCGCAGCTTGGCATGAACATGATGAGTTCTGTACGCCAGCAGCAGGAATTCAAGGAGACGCAAGCCTATCACCGGGAGCTTGCGCAGGAACGCGCCGACAAGCTGCGTCAGCAGGCGAAAGATGCGCAGGAAAAGGAAGAGGACCGGAGGGCAAAACTGATTGATACCCGGATGGACGCTTACCAGAGGGGCACAGAGCCGGTGATTGAGGATTTCGAGACGCAGAAAGAAGAGTATTTGAAGAACCATCCGGACAAGGAAAAAGACGCCATCATCTTCGCCAATGAAAAGGTGCAGGGAGATTGGACCAACTGGAAGAAGGGACTGGCGCAGCAGAAAGATCCGCAGGGCAATCCACTTTTCAATGAGCAGCAACTTGCTCTCATACCGGATCAGTTCAGCCTCGGAGCCGCAAACCAATTGCTTGCTCAGACCAAGACCGGTCAGGCAGATGTGCGCAAATGGCGCGAGGATCGGCGCAAGGCCGCTGTGGATGCTCAGAAAGAAGAAGACAAGCAGAAAGAATTGCGTATTCAGCAGAAAAAACTGGAGGACGCAGAAGCTACACGGGCAGCGAAGGACGAACCCCTAGCGGGCGACTGGACGAAGACCGGACCCGATTTTCTGGCTAGCTTGCGGCCTCAAGATCGAAACGTTGTCAAGGCGATTGCCGAGTATCGGCAAAATCCCAATAGCCTGTCGAACAAAGGCGGCTATCGTGAAAAAATAATGAACGCAGCAGAACAGTACGATCCGAGCTTCGATCAGAAGAACTATGCGGCACAGTCCAAAGCCGTCAATGCGTTCACGACAGGCAAGCAAGGCGATACGGTCCGCTCGTTCAATGTTGCAGTGGATCATCTCGGCACGCTCGAGAAGGCCGTTGATGCGCTCAACAATGGCGATGTCCAGGCACTCAACGCGGCAGGAAATACCATCGCGCGCTGGAGCGGACGGGCTGCACCGACTGATTTCAAGGCGGTGCAGGGCTTGGTCATGGATGAAGTCGTGAAGGCCGTCATAGGGGGTGCCGGTGCTCTGGGTGATAGAGAAGAGGCGCACAGTACCGTTTCTACATCGAACAGCCCGCAGCAACTGAAAAGCGCCATCAATAAATACAAAGACCTGATGGGCGGACAGCTTTCCGGCTTTCAGCGCCAGTATGAGCAATCGACAGGGCGCAAGGATTTTGACCGGTTCCTGTCGGATGACACGAAAACGCAGCTTCTCGCGCACCGGACAAAGCCGACTGAGACAGCAGGTGCCGCACCTGCTGCAGGCCGTCCTAAAGCGCCTGATGCGGCCATTCAAGCGCTGAGGGCAAATCCGCAGTTGAAAGAACAGTTTCAGAAGAAATACGGCTATCTCCCTGAAGGCATGTAGATGGCTGATAATTTTTTCGATCAGTTCGATGCGCCCGCAGGACAAAGCACGGCGGCGGCGCAGCCTGGGAATTACTTTGATCAGTTCGATGCGCCCAAGCGCACTGAGCCGCCGAAAAAAAAGGGATTCATAGACGAGACCATCGAAGGAATTCTTCGTGATTCTCCATCCGCGCATACGCGCGGAGCGCTCGCCCGCGGCGAGGCTGCGCTATCTATGCTGACCGGGGCAGCGGCGGCGATTCCCGCGGGGTATGCGGGCGCGATAACAGGGCTAGAGAATCTGGCGGGAATTGACACCGGTAAAACAGCAGCGCAGGCCGTTGAAGAGACGGAGCGCAGATACACCTATCAGCCGCGTACCACAGGCGGGCAGGCAGTGACAAGGGCAGTTTCCTACTTGCCAGAAAAATATTCGGCGGGAACGACCTGGCTTGGCGAAAAGGCAGAGGATGTTGCTGCGGCCATGCCGGAATATCGGCAAGCCGCTCCCGCTATTGGTACACTGGTAAAGGCGGGCGGGGAGGTTTTGCCAGCCCTTTTTGGAGGCGGCGGCGGGCGTGGAGTGGGTACTGCTGGTCGTGCTGGTAGCGCTGCTGAGGCAGAAGCAGCAGCAGAGGCGCGCGTACGTGCCCAAGCCGCTGTGGATCGTTCTGCCGACCACGCAGCAGCTCAGGCGGCAAAGAATCCGGAAGCACCTAAGCCGCTTCGTTGGGCTGATTTGTCCGCCGATGTTCAGGACAAATTCACTCAAGCCGCCCACGACCAGACTACTTTTGACAAGCTCAGTCCGGAAGCCGCCCAACGCGCAGCAAGACTAGAATCCCAAGGAATGCCCTACACGCGAGGGCAGGTGGAGCGCTCCACGCGGGAACTGGGCAAAGAGGCGCTGCTCGAGCGCACCGAAGCCGGTCAAAAGCTCGTTGATATCCGCAACGAGCAGACACGACTGCTCAATCAGTCTCTAGACGATGCGGTTGGACGCATGCGCGGGCAGGCAACCTCTGCCGAAGGCGCAGGCGCAAAGGTCATAGAAAATCTCAAGACGCAGGAGAGAGCGTCTGCGCAACGAGTAAGAGACCTCTATGACCATGCCCGCGAGACCGGTCAAGCGGAAGAACACATCCCGATTCAACCGGTGTTTGATCTCATCAACAGTATCGACAATCCTGCACACCTGGATTACATCGGCAACAAGCTCCAGCGCATGGGCATGGCCGAGAAGGACGCCAACGGCAACTGGATTCCCAAAGGCGACAAGACGATCAGTCTCAATCAACTGGAGGAAATCTATAAGGCAGCTTCGGCAGAGGGCAAGGCTGATGCGACCAAGGCGCACTATGCGCGCGAAGTCAAGAAGCGAATCAACGAGATCACCGAAGGGGTGGGCGGTGATGCTTACCGCGCAGCGCGGCAGGAGCGTGTCACGCATGCTAAAACCTTCGATGATCCGAAAATCATGGATATGCTTCTGGACGACACGAAAGGGAACCGTCGCGTTGCGCTAGAGAACGTCTGGAATCAAACGGTAAGACGCGGGTCCATCGCAGACCTGCGCCGTGTCAAACGGCAAATCCTGACCGGTCGGGACAAGCCTGCGCAGTCACGCCAAGCATGGCGTGAAATCCAATCGCAGACCATGCAGCACATCCGGGAAGTGGCGACCAAGGGACCGCTGGATCCGGCGGGCCGTCGTCCGGTTTCCGGTGCAGCTTTGCGCAAGGTGCTAAACGAAATTGGCGACGATAAATTAAACGTTCTGTTCTCGAAAGAGCAAGTCAGGCGTCTGTATCGTGTTGCCGATGTTGCCGAAGACGTGACCACCGCGCCGCGACTGCCTGCTGGCGGCATGGTTCCGACTGCGGGCCTGCTGACGACGATGCTTGACGTTGCGACAAAGCTACCTGTCGCGGGCAAGTTCATCGAGGCGGGAGTCGGTGCCGTGAAGCTTGGCAAGAAGTTGACCGCCGAAGGCGCAGCGGAGGCGAAGGTGCGCGAAGCGTTGCGCGGTCCGCTGGAAAAGCCGAGTAAGAAATACAGCCTAAGCGAAGCCTACCAAAAAGCACGGGAGGCTGCGCGCGGTCCTGTCGGTCGGCTGTCCATTCCAACGCCGCAATCCGACGAACCGCGGCCCGGTGCAGTGTTTCCGTTAGCTTCGGCACGCTCGCAGCAGCAGTGAAATTGCTCATCATTGACCAGGATGATGTGGGCTTGAATCTCGCATGGCGCTCTGCGCAGGCGGGGCATCAGGTGCGCCTATTTACCGACCCGAAACACGCCAAGCACCGCACGGCAGAGGGTTGGACCGGTGTTACCCGCGTGGAGAACTTTCTATCATACGCAGGATGGGCAGATGTGATCTTCCCCACTTCGAATCAGAAATACATAGAAAAGCTCGACGCATTGCGCAGGGACGGCGCGCATGTGTTCGGACCTACCGTGCGCTCTGCCGCGCTCGAGATTAAACGCTCCGATGGCATGCGGTTTCTCGAGGATCACGGCATTGACGTTCCTCCGTACAAGCAGTTCAATTCCCTTGCCGATGCCGAGTCCTACGTGTGGAAGCGTCCTGAGCGTTACGTATTCAAGACGTTGGGCGACAACGAAGATAAGAGCCTGTCGTACTGCTCGAGGAATGCCGCGGACATGATTGCGCGGCTCGAGCGCTGGCAGGCTATCGGCATGAACCCGAAGGGTCCGGTCATGCTGCAGGAATTCATCGAGGGCATCGAACTCGGCGTGTCCTGCTGGCTCGGTGTGGAAGGGCGCATCGGGCCGTGGAACGAGAACTTCGAGCACAAGCGTCTGATGTCCGCCAAGCACGGCAGCGGCTGCGGACCCAACACGGGCGAGATGGGAACGGTGATGCAGTATGTCCGGGAATCCAAGCTCGCAGAGGCCGTGCTCGAGCCGCTGATTGACAGCCTGGTCAGGATGGGACACAGCGGTGATGTGGACGTGAACTGCATCATTGATGAGAAGGGCAAGGCGTGGCCGCTTGAACTCACCACGCGTGCCGGTTGGCCTGCCTTCAACATCCAGATTGCCAGTCACAAGGGGGATCCGGTCAAGTGGATGGAGGATGCAATTACCGGAGGCATTGACACGCTGCAGGTGTCTCACGACGTTGCAGTGGGTGTGGTGATTGCGCAGCCGGATTTTCCGTACGATCAGAAAAAGCCGGATGAAGT